CTAATTCTTAACTGTCTTTTTTTCAATAAATGCAATTACTGCATACATTAAGTAAGATATAATAGCTAAAATAACGACGGAAGTAATCACTAGATTGATATTAAATACCTGTGATCCATACATAATTAGGTATCCAAGACCTTCTTTAGATACTAATAATTCACCCATAATCACGCCAATTAAACTCATACTAATATTTACCTTTAGACAATTTATGAGATTATTTTTATTACTAGGAACAATTAAATGAATAAAAATCTGCCTTTTTTTTGCATTAAAAGTATGCATCAGAGTAATAAAATAATGATCTGTAGAAATAAACCCTTGATAAATATTAATAATTGTAATAAAAGTAGAAATTAAAAGAGCCATAAAAATGATAGAATTTGTATTGGCACCAACCCAAATAATAATAAGGGGACCTAGTGCTACTTTAGGTAATGAATTTAAAATAGTGAGATAGGGGTCTAGTATTTTGGCAATAGTCTTATTCCACCATAAAATAGAAGCAATAATAAATCCAATACCAGAAGCTAAAATAAAACTAACTAAAGTTTCATAAACAGTTACCCATACATGATTCCATAGATTATTATCTTTTAGAAGAGAAATAAAGGTATGAAACACTCTACTAGGAGAACTAGATAAAAAGGTATTAATATAACCAAGCTCACTACTTAACTCCCATATTCCTAAAAAGAATATAATAATTAGTAACTGACTAAAACGGACAAACCATTTATTTCTTTTGATTTTTTTTAAGAATAATTTGTGTTCTAAACTATAAGTGGACATCTAAATCCCTCCAAATTTCATCATAATAGGTACTAAACTCTTTACATTTTCTATTATGAATAGGAGTTGATTTGTCTGTTAAATTAATATCATAAATCTTTTTAACTGTGGCCGGTCTTTTTGTTAACACAACTACTCTATCAGATAAAGAAATAGCTTCTGCTAAATCATGTGTTACTAAAATAGCAGTTTTACCCTCATTTTTAATAATTTTATATAAATCATCAGAAAGGGCAAGTCTCGTAACATAGTCCAAAGCAGAAAATGGTTCATATTGTTAGTGCTATAATAATAATTATTTGAACTTTATTTCGTAAGTTCCATCTTCGTTATATATAATATATTCTATATATTTAGCCCAAAACATTCGCTTAGAGCTGTTGTTTAGTTTATTATATATAGATAATGCATCAGAATTTAAAAACTCTTTATATTGGCTTAAATCTCGCTTTTCTTCTATAATATTTTCATCAGCTTCTTGAAGTAATGAATTAAGTTTTTTAAATTCCTGATCATATTTTTCTCTTAGTATCATTCCATCTATGTATAAATCAGTTAATCTTGCTAGTTTAGTTTTAATTTTTTCTTTATCTAATTTTTTAATTTTAATATCATTTTTTTCTAATGGTGATTCACTATTTTTTATTAATTGTAGCATTTCATTCTTTATATTATTTATCATATAATTTTCAATAGCATTTTCATGTGGATATTTATGATAATGACATAGTTTATCATATTGAGTATGTCTACAACGATATGATGGATATTTATATATTTTATTATATTTAACCTTATTTTGTATCTGTTGATACCCAGCTAATTTACAACCACAAATTGGACATTTTAATAGTCCACTAAAAATATAATCATACTTTTTATTGCACTTCACATTTCTTTTAATTAATGATTGTATTTCATCAAATTCTTGTTTCGTTATGTAAGGTTCACAATAGTTCTCTATACCTCTATAATAGCCATAATATTTTTCATTCATCAAATAGTGCCTCATGCTATCATAGCAAATTTTTAAATTATATTTTTGGTTTATATATATAACTGTTTTTCTAACACTGCCACATTTTTTCACATATTCAAGCATATCAATAGCTATAGGTTCAGTTTCAGGATTTTTAACTACTTTTTTATTTTTTTCTTCTCCAGAAACCATATATCCAAGAGGAACACCTTGTGATCCAGTAATAGCCCTACCGTTTTTCACCATATTATCAAAATTAAATTTAATCCTATCACTAGTTTGATCAGATTCATTTTGAGCAATAGATAGTTTTATGTTTAGGTGCAGTCTACCATTAGATGTAGTAGTAGAATATTCTTCATCTGAGCATTCCCAGTCTATTTTATTATTATCTAATATTTCTTGAACTTTGTAATAATCAGCTATATTTCTAAACCATCTGTCTAATCTCCAAAAAACAATTCTATCAAATTTTTTTAATTTAGCATCTTCAATTAGTCTTAGTAATTCCGTACGATTTTTTAATTTAGATCTTGCTGATTTTCCTTCATCAACATAGATTTCAACTACTTGATATCCTTTTTGCTTACAATATTCAATTAATCTTTCTCTTTGTGATTGTAGAGAATAACCGTGTTTCACTTGCTCCTCTGAGGAAACTCTTATATATAAAACAACTCTAATAATAGTTTCAGTAATATTTTTTACAATTTTTTTCACATTGCAACACTTCCTTTTTATTAAATTTTATGCTACAATGTAATAGAAAAATCTTGTACATTGTAGTTATCTATATTGTATTTTTAAGTTTGGTAGCTTAAATAGGTTTTTCATTTTTGACTTCGTGTTCCAGCACGGAGTCTTTTTTTTATTTTATTTTGATTCAATTTTCTTTTTATTTTGAAAATCAATTGCATTTTCTGATGTTACAACAGATTTTCCTAATTCTTTTTCAATATTTTTTCTTGTAATAGAAGCAATGTGACCACCAGTACCAGCATCATTTTTTAAAGCTTTCATTCCTTGTGAATCATTTGTCCTATGTAGTTCAGTAGTAGTAACTTCAGCTAATGTAGTAAGTGCTAATTCAATAGGTGACATATTATCCCTCAAATTTTGTCTTTTATCTAAATGTTTAATTTCTTTATGCTTATTAATATTAACACCAAAAGTTTCTCTACTAATTTCATTTGTTAATATTGCAAAATCTTTTTGGTCTGTTACGCCACGCTTTTTCCATTCATCAGTTAGTTCATTTCTAGCAGGGATACTTTTCATTCTGGCATTAACCCATTCTTCAGTATATCCTTTTTTTAAATATGTTTGTCTTGCTCTTTCTATTGCAAGTTCTGGATTAATAACTTCTTCTATTCTTTCTTCAGCTAATCTAGCAAACCATAATTTAAATGGTTCGGCATTAGGTGATGGAACAGATTGAATAATTCTAAATATGGTTTCTCTATTTGCACAATCGGTTTTATATTTTTTTCCATCTTTTTTAGATATTAATTTCAGTTGGTGACAATTTGTCACGCACTCACTTTCTTCTTCATTTAGTCTTTGCTTTAATTTTCTCCAATATGCATTAGCATCTTTACTTTCAGTTAAAATTCCAATAATATCTACAATAGAATAAAACCATTCTCCATTATATTCTTGTCTTCTTATTTTACTATTTTTAAATAGTACCAATTCTTTATTTTCAGTTAATTCTGTATCCATATTAACCTCCTTTACTTCTAATAATCTATATTAAAAGCACCTGTACTAGCACACTTTTAACCAAAATTAATTTATAATTTTTTACGATTTTTAGGTTTGTCATAATATGTTATTTTGCCTGTTTCTTCGTCAATTTCACCTACCTCCTCATAATAAATAGCACTATCTTGTTTATCATTAATATCCTTTATATTTTTTTCCAATTTTTTAATTTTTTTATCAGTTTTATCATTACTAATATTAAATTGATTTATAAAGTAATCATATTGTTTATCATAATCTTTATAAAAATTACGAATTTTAACTATTTCAATGATTAATAACACAATTGTTAAAATAAGTACAAAAGTAAGACAAATAATAACTTTCATTTCAAATTTTGTAGTATCATCAGGAAATAAATAGAATATAAGTGGAGTTATAATTGCGGTAATGCAACTTATTATTGCAATATCTATAAATTTTGGCTTGTTTAGTTTTTGCATAATATTTTCTTTTTCGATTTTATTTGTATTCATTTTATTTTCACTTCCTCGTATAATAATAATTTATAATATAATAGGGGTGGTTGATGTGAAATACGCAGATTTAAAGGTAGTATTGATTTTGCATAATGTAGATGAATCATTGTATTTCTTATTGATAGAGGCTTATTTTTAGTCTTTATCTTTTTTTATGATGAAATCTTTATTAGCTACTGCAAAATCTATTAATTTTTTGAAATCTTCCTCACTAATATTTTCATTATTATCCATCAATCCTTTATTTTTTAATATTTGTTTATATTGATCATCATTTAATTTATTTTGAGATTTTAGCTCTTTTATTTTTTCTTCATAATCCAACATATAATTGGCATCAACACTTAACACTTTACACAAAAGAAATAAGGTATCAATGTCGGGTTTATGATTTCCGCTTTCCCAATCACTTATTGTATTATGTGAAACACCGATAGCATCAGCAAGTTGTCTTTGAGTCATATTATTTTTCTTTCTAGCATTTTTTATATTTTCATTTAGTGCCATTCTTATCCCACCTTTCTGCTTAAATAATAACACTAATTTATTAATTAGTAAACAAAAAAGTTCGATATTTTCGAAAAAAAATAAAAAAAGATATTGACATTTCGATATAACCGAAATATAATCAAATTGTAAGTTCGAAGTATTCGAACAATAGAAAGGAGGATAAAATGGCACTTGGAAAACAGATAAAGGGGTTTTTAGTAGCAAATAACATTAATCAACAAGAAATTGCTTCTGAAATAAGTATTAGTAATTCATGTATGTCTGATAAGTTGAATGAAAAAATAAAAATATCAACAGATGAATTCTTTGGTATGTTGAATGCTATAAATAAAATTTCAAGAGTAAAAGTTGATGCTAATTATTTTCAACAAAAGGTTTATGAAGAACAAGAATAGGAGTAGAAATATGAATAAAGAAATAGAAAAACTATTAAACTTAATCAATATTCAACAAAAAGAGATAAAAGTTATGGAAAATCAGATATTGGCAGGATTCATAGTCAATTTAGTTTTACTAGTAATAATTGTACTAAGTTTATTAAAACTTTTCCTATGAAAAATAAATATAAAAAATGAAAATAAAGAATTTTGTCGAATAAAATTTAGAGAGGTGTGATGATGGAAAATAATGAAGTCAAAAATGATGAAACAGCTACCAAACTTAAAAATTATGTAATTGAACATGGAGAAGATATAATGAAAACTCTAATAGAATTATTTGAGTTTCAAGAAAGTATTAAATTTGTAAACACAAAAATCTACAATTTGAATAAAAAGAAATCCACATAGTTGTGGAAAAAGTGAAGTGGACAAGCTAGAAAGGGGTGAGAAAAATGAAAGATATGATAAAAGCTGTAGTGCTTACAATTTTATTTTTATTAGTATTTGTTGGATTTCTTGTTTATGGATCATATAGAAATAAGCAAATTGAAAGTGGAAAAATGGAATTAGTTTATCAATACGGAGGAGATTTATGAAAAGACAAAAAGAAAAGAGAACTCAACCTACCACAGAAAAGTTCCCTTGTTCAATAGAACGACTAGATTATAGCACAAGTCGTTTAAAAAAGCAAATTTAGGTGAAAGCCTATGAAAGATAAGTGGATAAAATTATTCTCAAAATTTACAGAATGGGAATGGTACAAAGATACGAATACAAAAAATGTTTTTATCCATTGCTTATTAAAAGCAAATTGGAAAGAAGGTCATTTTGAGGGACAAACTATACCAAGAGGAAGTTTTATAACTGGAAGAAAAGAATTAGCTAACCAGCTAAATATGACAGAGCAAGAGATACGCACGGCACTAAAACACTTAAATTCAACCAACGAAATAACCATTAAAACAACCAACAAATTCTCAGTAATTACAATAGTTAATTATGATTTGTACCAACAAAATAACCAAGAAGCTAACCAACAACTAACCAACAATCAACCAACAACTAACCAACAACTAACCACAATAGTAGAATATAAGACTATTAGTAGTATTAGTAGTATAGAAGAATTATACGCACGCGTGTATAAATTTCTTGAAACTGGCTTTGCCAGACCTATAAGCTCGATTGAAAAAGAAATGATAGATTCTTGGTTAGATTATTTCAAAGATGAATTTATTATCAACTATGGAATAAAAACAGCAGTTTTAAATCATGTGACTACAATGGCATATTTAAATGGAATATATCAAAATTGGAAAGATAAAGGATATAAAACATTGGAGGATTGTAAGCCAAAAGAAAAAGAAGAAAAGAAAAAATTAGAATTATTTGATTACGATTGGTTCGATGATGAAGAACCACATTAAAAAATAAGAAAATAAAAAAGAGGAGAAAATTATGAATATAGAAAAATTACAAAGATTAATTTTAATTGATAAAGAGTATGTTAAAGGAGATATTAAGAAATTTATTTCAGAATTAGAAAATTTAGATATTACTACATATTCAAATATTGATGATAAAGAATATGAAAGTTTTATTGCTAAGACTTATGAGAGGTTTGAATTGATAAAACATCTATTACAAACTAAAAAAATTGAATCCAACAAGAAAGATTTTATTGAATTAGGAAAATATGTGCAACAACTTGGAACACAAATAGAAAAATATGGTGTAGATCACAAAGATGAAATTGAACAGCTAGAAACAGAAAAAAAGGATGATACTTCTAAATCAAATGTTCACAAACAAATCCTAAATGACATTAAAAAAGATTTAGATGAGACTATAGATGATTTTTTAAATGAAATATTGGAGGATATGTAATATGAAATTAATCATCAGAAATATTAAAATTAAAAATTTTAAAGGAACACTAGATCAAGAATTATCTTTTAGCGAAAATAAAAATATTATTGAAGGAGAAAATGGAATAGGTAAAACTACAATCCTTGACGCAATTACCTGGTGCTTATTTGGAAAAAACTTTGCTGATGAAAAACAATTTAAAATAAAACCAATAATTGATGGTGAGGAAAAGAAAGACTTATCTACAAGTGTAGAATTAAAAATCAATGATAAAGTAATTGAGAGAATTTGGGATAAAGATACAACCACAATTAAAGTAGATGGCGTAAAATTCGGTAGCAGAGAATTTACTGATTATTTAAAAGATAATTTTATGATTACAGATGAGGAATTTAAAGCACTTTCAAATATTGAATACATACCAAAATTGCATTGGAAAGATTTAAGAAGTCTTATTATGGGTTTAGTAGGTGAAATTACTAACGAGGAAGTATATGCTAAAGGTAATTTTAGTTTAATTCAAGAAAAAATTGACTCAGTTGGTGTAGAAAAGACTGCTGAAAATATTACAGAAACAAAATCTTCATTAACTAACGAAATAAAAAAGATTCTTGGCAATATAGATCAAAAAACAAAAGACATTCGTGAACTAGTAATTGATGAAAAGGATCAAAAAGAATTAGAAAAAAGAAAAGGAAAAGTAAAAAAACAGATAGAAAATTATAATTCATTACAACAAATTAAAACAAATCAAGAAAAGGATTTAGCAATTTTAGAAAACTTAAAAAATGATGCTAAACAACTTGAAACATCAATTAGTAATTTAGAAAAATTAAAACTAGAATATCAAAAGACATATGATGAATCTAACATTGATGTAAGTATTTTAAAAGAAAATAAAATTAAAACTATTGATAACAGAATTGTACAAAGAAAAAATGATATCGATTTATTAAATCAAGAAAAGACAACTATCATGGTACAAAGAACTGAATTAAAGAAACTTTATGATGAAGAATTATCTAAAGAAATTAGAATTGAAAATGATAAATGTTCAGCTTGTGGACAACCTTTACCAAAGGAAAAAATAGAAGAAGTTTTAGCAAATTTAAAAAAACAAGCTATTGATAAAGCAAATGGTTATGCTGCGCAGGCAAGAGTAAAGAAATCAAGACTTGATGAAATAGAAATAGTATTAACTCAATACAACGAGGACATAAAAGATTATGAATTAGAAAAAGAAAGAGTTTTAACTGAGAAAATAGATTCTAGTCAAGAAAGTGATATTCAAATCACTATGAAGAAAAATATAGAAAAAGCAAATCAAGATATTGAAAATTATAAAAAACAAATCTTAGACACTGAAGTTAACATCAACTTTAGAGAATCAGAAATAGCTAAACATCAAGTAATAGAGTTGGAAGATAACATTGTAAGCCTTCAACAAGAATTAGAAGAAATTACAAAAAAATTAGCTGTATCTGATACAGTATCAATCTTTAAAGAGCAATTAAAAAAATTAGAAAATGAGCATCAAGAATTATTGAATGAGAAAGAATTATTAAATGAAAGAGAACAACAATTAATTTTATTTAACAATACAAAAGCAGAAATGCTAAGAGATAAAGTGAGACACAATTTTAAATTAGCAGATTTTATTACACAAGAAACAACAAAAGATGGAAAATTAATAGAAACATTTAAATTAGCAGTTAATGGTATAGAATATAACGCTCTAAATACTGGAATGAAAATATTGATTGCATTAGATCTAATCGATAATATTCAAAGACTAAAAGATAAAAGATTGCCGATTTTAATGGATGGGTTAGGTGAATTAACTAGATTACCAGAAGTAGATACTCAAATTATTGGTTGTCGTGCTAAATTTCAAGTAAATAAAAAAATTGAATTAATAAATGAATAGGAGAATTTTATGGAAAAAGAAAAGCAAGAAATAGTAAAAAAAGAAGATACTAAATTAGCATTTAAAAGAGATTTTAGTGATAGTGTTATGAATAGTATTGCACAATATACAAAAGAAGGAAGATTAAGACTTCCAAAAGGTTACAGTGCTGAAAATGCTTTAAAATCAGCATGGTTAACACTTCAAAAAACAGAAGATAAAAATCATAATTTAGCATTAAGTGTGTGTACACCAAATAGTGTAGCCAATGCCTTACTTCAAATGGTTATAATGGGTTTAAATCCTGCAAAGACTCAATGCTATTTTGTCGTTTATGGTAAAGAATTAACACTAATGCCATCTTATTTTGGAAAGATAACAGCTCTAAAAAGAATAGATGGAATAGAAGATATAAATGCACAAGTAATTTATGAAGGTGATGAAATAGATTACGAAATCAATAGTGATGGTAGCATTTCAAATATAGAACATCATCAAGAATTCAAAAATATAAAGGAAGATGCTATTATTGGAGGCTATTGTGTAATCAAGTATAAAGGCCAAGAATATGCAACAATATCTACTTTTGAACAAATTAAAGAAGCATGGAATATGTCTAAAATGTCTAAAGATAAGACATCATTCAAAAGTGAATTTGTAAAAAGGACTATGGTTAATAAAGCTATTAAGTGGTTTATAAATACTCGTGATGATGATGACTTATTAGTAGAAACAATTCAAAGCAATGAAAATGAACAATACAACTATGAAGATGAGAATATAGATGAATTACCACCTGTAAAAGAGGTAAAAGTGGAAGAAACTAATGCTAATGAAGTAAAAGAAGCCGAATATATAGAAACTCAAAAAGAAACAACTAAAAATGATATTGAAGTCGATAAGTTCGAGTAGTAAAGGAAATATTCACATATTGGAGAATGAAGATACAATTCTTCTTCTCGATTGTGGAATAAAATTTAATCGTATAGAGCCACTTATAAATCCAATAAAAATTGACGGTGTGTTAGTTACTCACGAGCATGGAGATCATATAGTAGGTTGTGAAAGTCTATCTCAAAATAAAAATACTGGCTTTTATGGAACAAAAGAAACACTGGATAGAATAAATATACCAGACTTTATAAAAAAGCCTGTAGAGCCATTTAAAACATTTCAAATTGGATCATTTAAAATTGTTCCGTTTGAAGTGAAACATGATGCTATTCATCCAGTTAATTATCTTATAAAAGATACAATATCTGGAGCACAAATACTGTATATAACAGATACAGGATACATTGATAACTTAATTTTCAAAGATATTGATTATTTCTTAATTGAATGTAATTTTGATGAGAAATGGTACAACAAAGAAGAATTAACTAAAACAGAAGAAGTAAAGTCAAAAAGATTACTTAGTGTTAATGGTCATTTATCAATCCAAAAGACAATTCGAGTATTGAATAACTCAGTTAATCATAATACAAAAAAAATTATTCTATGTCATATTTCTAGTGGTTTTAAAGATTTTTTAGATTTTCAAAACAGAATACAAAAGCTATTTCCTAAACAAGAAGTTATAGCATTACAACAAGGTATTTTTTTAGATAGAATCATAGAACTATTTGAAAAGAAGGATGTGGTAGAGTTTGAATAGAATAGAAGAATTAGGCTTATTTACAGAAGACTTAGAACAATATCAGGTGATTAAAGATAATTTTGAAAGTCTTTCTTCAGAAGATGGACAAACTGCTTATGAATTAGCAAAGATGTGTATGATTCAATCTGATCGTTGGAATGAAATAGCATTTAATGCAGCTAAATATGGAAAAGAATATTCAATATCAAAAACAGATTTATACAATTGGGCTTATCACAGATACAGAATATTAATGACAATTCATGAGTTTTGTAGAGTTGTTTATAGACAATGCAATGAAGATTTAAGAAATGGATTCAGGAATGAAATTTAAAATAAAAATAGGGAGTGTGAAAAATGCAAGGGATTGAAAGATTAAAAGTATTATCATCCGAGATTAAAGATGCACCGCTTCTCCAGATTATCAATTATCTGTTATCAAGAGAAGATATGGATGAAAAATACTTAAATGAAGAAAAAAGTATAAAGCAGATGGTTAGTTTTATAAAATCTGAAGCTCAAAAAGAAGCAAAAAATGGAATGGCATGGGTTGAAGATAAAAAAGTTTTTGGTTGGGCTGTTCATTATTGGGATGAATCAAATAAAGATTTAAAATTGGAAACACAAACATCAGAAGAAAAAGAAGAAACAGAAAAAACTGTAAAAAAAGAGGTTTCTAAACAAAAGAAAGAAAATAATAAAGAGTGGATACCTGAAGGGCAGATAAGCTTATTTGATTTATAGGTGTAGTCATGTACATAAAAAAGAAAGATAGAGAACTATTTAAAGAATTAGATAATAATTTAATGATGCCAAATAAATGGGACAAGTTTATAGCTAAAAGAGTTAAATTAAATAATCTTATTATAAAAAATAAGAATGAATATAAGTGTACATATTGCAATCATGGGTTTAATTCAAAAATAAAAGTTAATGATTATTGTAAGTGTCCTAATTGTAATAATTCGTTTATGGTAAAATCTGATCGTTTAAAATCTTATGAGTTTAGGGATGAATTAGCAATCTTAGATAGATATAAAGATTATTATATTGTAAGACAATTTAGATTACATACTATATTTAAAAATAATAGATTTAACAGTTATCATTATGAGTATGCAAGAGTTATATATAACGATGATTTTAATTTGGTAGAAGAAATAGTAAATGAAAATGTGATTGGAACTACTAGTGGAATGTTTATCTCATTTAGAAAGTTTGTAAGTAATGAATGGAGATATTTTAGAAGCTACTGGGCTTATTTACCTAATCAGTTCATTTATTATCCATATAATTTAAAGAAAATGTTTAGTAATGATAAAACTCTTAAATATAGTCAATTATGGGAATTAGTTAAAAATGTTGATTATGTAGATTTAATATATTTAATAAAAAATCCTAGTATAGAATTGTTAACAAAATTGAAATTATATAAATTGGCATTATGCCCTAGAACATTTTTAAGAAAGAAAACTTTTGAAGAAAGATTTATGGGATTAACAAAAGATTATTTGCCATTTATTAAAAAATATAACTTGAATCTAGATCAACTTATTGTATTATCAGTTTTAAAAATAAAAGATATCAATTATGTAAAGTCTTATGAAGGATTAGAAAAAAATCAATTATATGAATTACAAACAAAAGTTAATTTAATAACTTTAGTTGATAAAACGGATTTTAACTACCATTTATTTTATGAATATAAAGATTATTTGAATATGGCAGAAAAATTAAGATTAGATATGAAAGATAAAAGAGTCTTATATCCTAAATATATTAAAGCAGCACACGATAAAGTATTAAAGGAATATCAACAAAGAAAAGATAAAATTATAAATCAATCAATTACAAAAAGATATAAAAAACTTAAATGTAATGAGTTTAAAGATAAGAAGTTTATTATATTTCCAGCTAAAAATTATGAAGCTTTAGTTGATGAATCTAGTCAGCAAAATAATTGTGTAAGGACATATGCAGAAAAAATAGCAAAAGGTGAATGTGATATTTACTTTATGAGATTATTAAAAGATATTGAACACTCATTGGCAACGGTAGAAGTTAGAGAAAATAAAGTAGTTCAAAAAAAATTATCTACAATGATTCTACAACAAAAGAACAAGATAGATTTTTAGATTTATGGGAAAGAAAAATATTACAGGCAGAAATTAAATGAGTAACGATTATGAATAAAACTAAAATTTGGCTCAACGATGAGGTACATATTTTTAGAAAACACTATTTAATGTGTAATAAAAAAGAAAAGAATATTTTTAAGAAGGGATTAATTAGGTACAAAAATAGATTTGATAATGATAAAGAATTTATTTATTGGTATCTAAAAATTATAGGTTAAAATATGAAAATTTTATTAAATAGGGATTATAAAGATTTATTAGATCAAATAATGCAAGGAGAAAAAGGAACAATAAGAGAAAATCGAGAAAAAAATGAAATAAAAAGAGAATTAGATAAATTAAAAGAAGATTATGTAGTTATGCAAAAAATTAAAGATAAAGAAATAAACAGATTACAAAAAAAGATTGAAAGTGATTCATTAATTCAATTAGAAGATAAAAAATCAATAGCTGAACTTAAGGAATATAATCAAAAAACTGATGGCCAAAAAGGTGGTTATATAAAAGAAATAAATAAATTAATAGCAAAATTAAATGCAAAAGACAGAGTAATTGAAGAATATGAAAAAGCTCTACATGATTCAGAGCAGAAGAATCAAAATCAATTGAATACGATAAAAGAGTTAACTAAAAAAATTGAACATAAATCAATTGAATATAAAAACAACGGTTTATCTAAGCAAACAAAAAAAGCTTTTAAGAAAGGAAACAAGTAATATGAAAGAAAAAAAGAGAATCTGTTTTTATTTAGATCTAAAGAGAAAAAATCAATCAAAAAGATTAATGGTTATCAAAGAATGGTACATAGGTAAAGAAATCACATTTGCAAAAATATTGTTAGAAATTTAGTACTATTAGATATTTAAAAATTCCACGTTTTTTCAAAAATACTCTCCTATATTATAAAAAATAAATCACAGCAAGTTTTAGAGTAAATTTAGTGATATCGTACTCGTGTGGAATTGTTAGCTGTGATTTTTATTTATTTAGAAAAGGAGAAATAAGAATATGAATGAAGAAATGTTAGAGAAGAAAGTGCTAGTATCAATGATTTTGTTTAAACGCAATGTACCGATAAACGAAGCTAAAATTATTGGCACACTTATAGAAGAACTAGAACAACAATGTAAAAAGCAAAAAGAAGTTATTGATAATATAAATTTAATTATAAAAGGAATTGCTTATGGTGGCAGTGAAGATTATTATATGGAAAAAATCAGTAAAATCAATGAACTATTAAAAGAGGTGTCAGAATGAATAAATTTAATTATATTTTAAATGATTTAGCATTAAGTAATTTAATCACTAGATGTTTATATAGTGAAAATGCAGATTGCAGTGATAAAGAGGAATTAGAAAATCAAATAAAATTAATTCAACAAGAAAATAAACAACTAAAGGATAATTGGAATAAACTAAAAGAATATATTAATAAAATGCACGAATATTTTCTATATACAAATGTAAATGAAATTTATAAGCAAAGTATGAAACCAGATAATCAATTTCCTAACTTATTTGATTTATCAGAATTAAATGCGAGTGATAGAATATTAAGTTCAATTTGTAAGAAAATTCAAGAACTAGAACAAGGAAGTGATAAAGATGGAAGTGATAAAGATATATAAAGAATTAGAAGTAATTCATGAATTAGAAGGTATAGCATCAATACTTGGCATAGCCATAGATTATGTTATTGATGAAGAAAATAATAGAGAATATTTGGTATGTGATGATACTAAAATATGTACAAATGGTACAAGCATAAGAGGTATTAGAGAAGAATTTTTTGGATATGTATTTCTAAAAGAGTGGAAACATAGATATTTAGGAGCTTTTGATAAGCAAACAAGAAATTATATAAAGCAATATTGGTATGACAAAGATTTTAAACAACCATATCTAAAAGGGGTTGGTAAATAATGAATAAATTAACAAATGAAGAACAAAACAAAGAATTATTAAAATTAGTAAAAGAGTATCCTACATTACCATTGCTATTCTTTTGTAGCAGTGAAGATATATGTGATGACTATAATTATACTTTTATGAAATTTAGAAGGGTAGAAAAAGGTGTTATTTATGAAAGTGATATAAATGATATTATCTATACTTCTGAAGATGATTATGTAGAAGATTTATGTGATTATTTTGCCGATGATGTTAGGTATGCAAATTTAACTGATGTAGAATATGAAAGAGAAATGCAAAAAGAAGCAAAAAAAACCCCACATTATGAGGCAATTATTATTTATGCTGATACTTAGAAAGGGTGATAGTAATGTTAAAGATTAAAGATAAAGTAAATTTAAAAGAATTAGAAAAATACCCTTTTGAATGTCAGGACAGTGCTAGTATATTTTGGAGCAATCAAGATTGTTCAAAATATATACGTGTATGGTTTCTCACAAGAGAAATTACTTGTAATGATCCAAACAATAAAATTTTAAAAATGATGAAAAAAGATGGAATAGTAGAGAAAGTGAGAGTGATGAATAATGTTATTACAAATAATGCCTATTATTGTCCCACATACAAGTAATGGTGGTAGTTACGTTAATGTACCAGAATGGTTACAAATAACTCTATTTGTATTATTGATTTTAGTTGTATTAGTAATGCTAATTTTATTAATAAAACTTATATTTGAATGGTAAGGCGTGATAATTAATGACTTGGGAAGAATATGCAAAGTTGATATTGGGTAATAAAAAAGTTGCAGAATTAAAAAAAGAATATAATTTGTGTACTAAAAAATATACATATGGAAGATATAAAAATTTTATTAATAGACTAAGGAAAGAATGCAAATTAAAAGAGGAAGGAGAATAATAAATGATTCCAAATTATAAAAGGCCACAGATTAATGATTATATATTTGATATTCTAGAAAGACCAATGACAGATGAAGATTTAGAAATAATTAATTATCTTCGAGAAATAGAAAAAGAAAATCAAGAATTAAAGAAACAACTTGAAGATAAAGAAGATTTTATAAAAAAATTACAAGGGACAAAAGATAGATTAGATAAATATAATTATGAAATTACAATGCAACAACAAGAGTTTATAAATTGGTTGGAAGCAGAAATAAAAAGCTATGAAGCAATTAGCGATTTATTATTTAATCATAATAAAGAGCTTAAGGTTTATAAAGAAGTTTTAGCAAAATGTAAAGAAACAATAGGAGGAAATAAAGATGAATAAAGAAGAAACACTAATAAAGTATAGAGGTCAATTAAAATATATAAAAGAAAAATATATAAAAAGAATTAATTTAATTGATAAATATTTATCAAGACTTGAAAGTGAAACATTAAAAGAAAAAGACGCTAGAACCTATAAAGAAGAAAAGGAATATAATAAAGATTTAATAATTGAATTAGATAGATTATTTTATGATTTAGGAGAGTGATAAGTAATGAAATTGGAAGAAAATATGTATGTTCGTACTAAATATGGAATATCGCAATACAAATATTATGATACAACAAATGCTTATATGGAAAAATTATTATGTATCCCTTTAAGCAATGGAACTTTTGCAAACATAGAAGATATAATTAAAGCTAGTTATAACATAATTGACATTTTGAAAGTTAGGGATTATGTTAATGGACTTAAAGTAATAGATATAGTAGAAAATGATATTTATGTTTCAGATTATTATGCAGAAAGTTATATAGGCATTGTAAAAGTAAAAGATATTAAATCAATAGTAACACACGAACAAATGGAACAAATGGCTTATAAGGTGGGGAAGTAAAATGAATAAATATCATATAATAGTTTATTTTTCTAATAATATTAATTTTGAAACTAATATAGAAAGTTCACTTGATTTAAATGAATTTACAGATGAAACAAGCAAAAAATTTGATGCAAAAGATAATATCTTTATACAGTTTATAGGCAATGATATTAAATACTGTATTAATAGAAATAATGTGTTGTTTTATACAATTGAAAAGATGATGAGTAAAGATGATAATTGAAAATTTAGATTATAGAATGCATGGTACATGGTATGGTAAACCAATGTTGCCAATTTGTAATAGAAAAGAACGAAGAAAATATATAAAAGAACATAAACATGATAAAGATGCGACTAATTGTATGTATTGTAATGCTAAAACAATGACAATAACTGATGATAATGGAAAGTGCGTATGTGAATTAGTAAATGAAAAAAGAGATAGAGATGAAGCAATAACAGAATGTAAGAATGCAGGATGGACACCTTATGTTAGAAATTATAGTGATTCTAGATATAGACCTATTGTGAATTGCATATTTGATAAAGAAGAAAAAGAATAGGGAGGAATTATGTATAAACAATTAAAGAAACAATTATCAGATAAAAGAGTATTAGAAGATCTAATCAGAGGCTATGAAGATCGTATTAAATTTAAAATACAGAAACAATTAGGTCTTCATGCTACAAGCTATGCAGAGCTAAAAATAGAATGTCCAGTAGTTGATGATAGATTTGCAAGAGTATTTAGTCAAATAGAAAATCTTGATAGAGAATTACAAGCCCTTAAAGGTGAATTAGAAATCATAAATAAATTATTAGAAAATGCTGATGATAAAATGAAGCAGCTTAGTGAAAGAGATATGAAAATTTTTAGATGTCGTTTCTTTCTTGGATTAACAGTTGCACAGACTGCAGAAAGATTAAATTATGATCAAGGATATATAAAAGAAAGAACAAGAAAGATGCTAAAAAACTAAAAACACACTTTTAACACACCCCCTAGGGTATATAATGTGTACAATGGAATAATTATAAGTTATTTCATATAACCCTTTTTACATAGTGCTACTCTTATGGGTAGCATATCGAGTAAATATGTAATAAGAGGAGTGCGATTCTCCAAACGACAAGATCGTCCGTAGTGGTTATATTTACTTGATATGGTGCTTATAAAGCATTATCACCACTATCTCTAGTAGGTAGTGATACTAATGATATAGGCAAATAGAAAGTAGGTAGATAGATATGATAGTAAAAGTACAACATTTTGAAGATGGATTTATTGGAGTGTACGAAGAAGAAATATATTCAAATGTAGAAAAAATATTCAGATTTAGGGATACAAATCAAGACGAATTCCTTAATTTAAAAATCAAAAATCAAGATGAATTTGAATTAATACCAATAACTCATATAGACAAAGATGGAAATCACCCAGCTTTAGTTGGTGCTATATGGTTAATGAACAATGAAGGAAAAACTATAGAAAAATTGGTTTAAAAATTTCATCTATATCATTAGTATCAGTATCTATTAAGAATAAGTCATCTATCATGATGGCTTTTTTAATACGTTAATAAAATATAGTTAGAGGGTGATAGAATGAATAATCTGTCATATAGAGTATATAGCTCGTATCAAGGGTGGAAATTAATTGGTATTAAACAAGAAATACCTCAGGTAATAAATTTAATAGAAACTAAAATTAAAGAAGAAGCGAATGCTCAATATTTAATAATAGAGCATGACAGAATATTAAATGCTGACATACCATTTAAAACAATTTACGGCATAGAAGATTTATTGATATTTAAAGAAGAATACAAAGAAGAAAATAATATCTCTAATCAAAAAAGAATAAAAAGGTAATGCTATGAAAAAGAGGAATAAAAAGAGTGAGAAAGAAGTATTTTGTGATATTTCTTTTTTTATGAAACAAAGTGGTAGAGGTGGCTGCAATGGTTGTCCTAAATCAAGGGAGTGTGAAGAATATTATGAAAATAGATCTAAACGAAGTAGCAATAATAATTCTAATTATATTACCATTCGTTTATCTAATGACAAATAGAAATATTAAATGTGAAAGAAAGCCTAATAGAGCTGAAAGGAGAAGAAAATGAGTGACAGTGTAATAATTACTTTTATTATTTGTGTAACATTTTTTCTAACAATTACAGTGTTAGGAATTATAGGAAAACAGAAATAGCGTGGGATGATGTAATGGTAGCATATTTAGTTTCAGTAGCTAATAGAAAAGGTTCGATTCCTTTTCCCACAACCATTTAAAAAGGAGGATTATTTATGATAGAAGTAGAAGTATTAATAAATAATTTTAAAGACAAGGAACATAAAAATAAAAAGATTGAAATTGTTCGAAATAAGCAAGGAATATTACTTAATGAAGGAGAATTACTTCAAAAAGGCGATAGATACAAAATTACTAAAGAAAGATATAATGAATTATCAAAATTAGGAATAGTAGTCAAAGTTCAAAAAGAAAAAGATAAGGAAGATTAGTTTATGGCTATAAGTAAAGCTGAGGATTGGCTAACTGAAGAAAACCTAGCTTTACTAGAAGGCTGGGCTAGAGATGGATTAAGTGATATACAAATAGCTCAAAATATAGGAATAAGTGATAGAACACTTTATCGTTGGAAGAAGGAATATGGTCAGATATGTCAGTCTTTAAAAAAAGGAAAAGAAGTAGCAGATTATCAAGTAGAGAATGCACTATTTAAGAGAGCACTCGGATATACAATTGAAATAAAGGAGCAAAAGATTGATAAAGATGGTTGCGTTCATGATTTAGTAAAAGATGTTCATATCCCACCAGATACAGGAGCAATAGCATTTTGGTTAAAGAATAGAAAACCTGATAAGTGGCGTGAAAAACAAGATAAACCACAAACCAATAATGATGAAGAAGGAGTAATAATTATTGATGATCTCCCAAAACAATAAAACAATAATTAAATTAAGTGATATTATTATTCCAAAATACTATGCTAATTTTAATGATATTAGTCATACACATCAAATTTATACAAGTGGTCGTGCTGGTACCAAATCAAGTAGAGGTGCTTTAAGAGCAGTAAAAAGAATAATAACTTCGAAACCTGGCTCAGTTGTTATTATGCGTAAGTTTCATAATAAACTAAAAAAGACAGTGTTTGCTGAATGCAAGAGAGCAATTAGTAGATTACATATTCCTAAAAATAAATTTAAGATAACAGTTAGTCCAATGCAAATAACATATCTTCCAACCGGAAATACCATTTATTTTACTGGTAATGATTCAATAGATGACACAAAAGGTATGATCGACGAAGATAGACCTATTGTATTAGTTGAACTTGATGAGTTAACAGAATTTTTTGATAAAGGCGACGGAGAAGATGAACTTCAAAACATAGAAGCTACATTTATTCGTGGAAATGATGAAGAGTTCGTTATGGAATATTATTTCAATCCACCTAAAAATCCTAAAGCACCTATAATGGAATGGTTAAATAAAATGGTCTTAAGAGAAGATTGTATTCACATTCATGTTGATTATAGGGATGTTCCAGAGAACTGGTTAGGTAAAAAGCTAATTGCTTCGGCTAAGATATTAGAACAATTAGATGAGAAGATGTATAAGTGGTTATGGTTAGGATTATGTATAGGAATCGATGAGTTAATTTATTATATGTTTAATGAGGATATTCACATAAAAGAATGCACTAAAGAAGATTATAAAAACATGAAAGAAATTAACATAGGCGTCGATTATGGACAAATGAACGCAACTACTTATGAGGCTTTTGGAATCGATTACAAAGATATATGTGTACGAGGAATTGATGAATATTATTATTCTGGAAGAGACACTGGAAAACAAAAAAGCCCTAGTGATTATGCTAAAGATTTTAAAGAATTTAAAGATAACTTAGAAAAAGAAACAGGATTAAAAGTAACATATATCTTTATAGATCCATCAGCTAAAGGATTACAGGAAGAAATAAAAAGAGTTTGCCCCGATGTAATAGTTAAAGATGCCAAAAATGATGTAGCTTTAGGAATATCAAGAGTTCAGAAAATATTATCATTTAGGAGATTGTTTATTTCTCCTAAGCAGAAGCACTTAAAAGAAGAAATGTATATGTATGGATATGATGCAGATTTATTAGATAAAGGAAAAGAAGTTCCTATAAAGCAAAATGATCACTGTGAAGATGCAACAAGGTACTTGATAATGGGAATTTGGAAATTTATTAAATCTTTACTTCCTATGATTGGAGATGATGAAGAATGATTACTGGTATTATAGACAAAATAAAAGGATGGTGGCATAAAATGTTTGATTATAATAAAATAGTTAGTGATTTTGGTTTAGATATGCAGACAAGTAAAAATATATTAGATGCTATTCAGGAGTGGAACAAAATATATAATAAATGTGAACCTTGGTTAGATGAAAATACAAAGTCACTTCATGTAGCTAGAACGATGTGCGAAAAAGTTGCTAAAGCAGTAACGGTTGAATATAAAAGTACCTGCAGTGAACCTTATATTGATAATATCTATCAAAAATTATTAAAGAAGAAAAGAAAATACACAGAATCAATGCTTGGAAAATCATTGATTTTTTTTAGACCTTATTTTGATGGAAAAAATATCAAAGTAAATGTTATTCAAGCTGATAAATTTATTCCTGTAAGCTTTGATGACGACGATAATTTAATTGGATATATATTGATAGATCAGATAACAAAAGGACAAGAAGTATATACAAGATTAGAATATAATGAATTAAAAGGTACAACACTTATAATTAAAAACATTTGCTATGAAGGAAGACTTGATGGTGTAGTGCTATCTAAAAAAATACCACTAGAAAATGTTCCAAAATGGAAAGATATAAAAGAAGAACAAGGTATTGAGGGCGTTGATAGAATTCTTGGTGGTTTTGCTACGATGCCTACAACAAACGATTTAGACAACTCTAGTCCAATAGGACAACCAATCTATCATAATGCAATAGGAATATTAAAAGAAATAGATATTCAGTATTCAAGAATTCTTCATGAATATGAGGGAACTGAACTTGCTGTAGATATTGATGAAAGTATTTTGCCTCGAGATAGTAAAGGAAAAATTAAACTTCCTAAAGGAAAAGAAAGATATTTCAGAAAATGGAATTTAGACGAAACAAAAGTTAAATCATTAGATATATTTAGTCCTGAGATAAGAGATAATCCATTATTTAATGGTTTAAATGAATACTTAATTCAAGCAGAAAATGCTTGCCATTTATCGCATGGAACTTTAGCAAAACCTGAGGCAATAGAAAAAACAGCAACAGAAATGAAACAATCTAAACAAGATTATTATGTAACTGTTTCTGATATACAAGCAGTATTACAAAATGCTTTTGATGATTTAATTTATGGTATCTATGTATTATGCAGATTATATGGAATTCCAGTCAAAACAGATTATATAGTAGAATATGATTGGGACGATAGCATATTGGTTGATAAGGATAGTTCTAGAAATCAAGCACTTGTTGAAAGAAATGCCGATATTACCAGTGATGTTCAATATATTATGGAAACTCGTAATATGAAAGAAAAAGATGCAATAGAATTTGTTAAAAAACAAGTTGAATATCGCAAAATAACTCAAGAAAAAGAAGATAACCCACCTGAGGCTGAATAATGACCAAGTTAGAGTTTGAAAAACTTCTTATACCATTAATTGAAATCATGAATAATATAGAGATGGATTTAATTTATAATATATTATCAAGAATTGATAACTATACGAGTATTAAAGGTTCCTTGGAATGGTATATCGATAAATTAGCTGAATTAAAGTTATTAGATAAAGATAATTTAAAAGCATTCAAAAAGAATAAACAGGAATTAAAAAAAATAATTGAAGAATTAGCCAATAATTGTGGAAATCATATTGATAATTTAGATAAATTGAATGAATATTATGAAAAAGGTTTATTAAATAAAAATCCTATTTCATTATATGAAAGTCAAGCAATAAAATCCTTAATTGATGAAGCAATAAAGGATACATCAGATATTATGAGTCTAATTCAAACCAAAGCTATAGAGGGTTCAAATAAAGCATATAAAGATATATTAAATAAAGCTTATGTTGAGACTGCTGGTGGTGCTTATACTTATACAGAATCTATCAAAAGGGCATTAGATGAATTTGCAGAAAAAGGTATTAAAGCAGCCCATTATAAAAATGGTACAAGCTTATCAATAGAATCAGTTGTAAGAAGAGATGTTATTACTAGAATGAATAAGCTAGTAGGAGATTGTGAATTAGAACACGCAAAAGAACTTGATACAAATTTAGTTTATGTAGATCAACATTTAGGAGCGAGAATTAGAACTCCATATATGAAAAATGATTACGAAGCACATTGCGAATGGCAAGGAAAAAAGTATATGATTGATGGTTCTAATGATAAATATGATAATTTATATGAAAAAACAGGTTATGGTGAAATGCTAGGACTGAAAGGTATAAATTGTTATCATAATATGCGACCTACTTGGGAATGGGAAGAAATACCAAAACAAATTGATTTAAAAGAGAATGCTAGAGTAAGAGAGATACTTGATAAAAGAAATTATTATGCCAGAAAAATAAGAACTTTAAAACATAAAAGGCTCAATTCTAAAATACTTGGTGATAAAGAAGAATATAAGAAGATAAATAATGAGTATGTTTATACAGATAAACAATATAATTCATTCTTAGAAAAAAACAATCTAGTTAGAGACTACAATAAAGAATATGTTAATAATAGTTGGATTTCAAGTTTAACGGAAGATGAAAAATACTCATTAAATTCATACATAAGCTCAGATTCATACATTATAAATGATGCATTAAGAAATAATTATCCACTTGATGATAGATTAAATAATGTTGTTAAAAATTTAGATAGTGTGTTAGATAAAATACCCAATAGTAAAGGCACATTTAATCGTTCTTTATTTTTTGATAATGAGGATAATTATAATGAATTTATTAAATCTTTATCTAGTCTTAGTGGAAAGATTAAATTCAAGTCTTTTATTTCTATGTCTAAGGATATTTATGATGAAAAGGATAATATTAGACTTATAATGAAGTGTAAAACTGCTAAGGATATAAGTATGATAAATAAAAATGAACAAGAGTTATTACTTAAAAGAAATACAAGTTTTAAAATATTGAAAAAATATTATGTGAATGGTAAACTATTCGTAGATATGGAGGAATTATAATGGAATTTAATGGTATTCCAAAAGGAAAAGAAAAAAATAGATTATATGAACCTGTTGTTATGGAAATGGGCGAACCTCTTACAGGAATATTAAAAAAACTTGTAGAAGAAGCAGAAGAACAATTTGCAAAAGGTGAAATAAATTCAATAGATTATGAAGAATTGAGAAAAAAAGCAAAAAAAATAGAAGATAGCACTCAGAAATAGAGTGCTTTTATTATGCCTTAATAGTTATAGTAGGTGCAATTCCTACAAAGGCACCGAGTCGATAGAAATATCGGCTTTTTTGGTCTACCTATAAAGACTTGAAAGAATTAGGTATATCTAAAAATCTGGGAGGACTAAACCTCTGTAAAAAAGTGGAAGGAGAATAATAGATGAAAGATTATTTAGAAAGTTTAGAAATTGGTGAAGGAAAAGTAAAATTAAGTAGCGAAGAAATTAAAGCTATCTTAGCTGAACATGGTAAAACAGTTACTACTGAAACGGACAAAGTAAAACAATCTTTGAATGAGACAATAAGTAATTACCAAAACCAATTGAAAACTGCTAATGATACTATTCAATCATATAAAGATATGGATATTGATAGTATCAAAAAATCAGCCGATGATTGGAAAACAAAATATGAAGAAATGGAAGCTAATCAAAAAGTTGAAAAAGAAAAGAGTATTAGAAATGAAAGAACTAATGCTTTTTTTAATGACATTAAATTTGCAAGTGAAAGTGCTAAAGCAGGAGTAATTGCTCAATTTAATGCAAAAGACTTTAAGTATGATGAAGAGTCTAAAAAATTTTTAGGTGCTTCAGAATGGCTTAATGAATTAAAAGAAAAGGATAGTGGAGCATTCCTTAGCAATGTTGCAAATCCTAAATTTACAACAACCCCAACAGCTCCAAATAATGATAGTTCTATGGATAAAATTTTACATGCTATGGGATTAGATGAAGAAAAAAAATAAAAAAGGAAGAGGTATTAAAATATGAATAGTATTGAATTATTTAAACAAAATGCACCAGAACTTTTAGATAAAGTTTACAAGGCTGCAAGTACAACATCAGACTTTGACATTAATGGAGATTTAGTTAAAGCTGGTGCTAACGCAAATGAAATTATAGTTCCAAAATTAGAAATGGATGGATTAGGAGACTATGATCGTAATAGCGGTTATTTAGATGGCGATGTTACATTAACTAATGAAACAGTTAAATTCAATTATGAGCGTGGTAGAAAATTAAAAACTGATACCATTGATAATGAAGAAACTGGTGGAGTTATCATGGCTAATCTATCTAGTGAATTTTTAAGAACTAAGGTGGTTCCAGAAGTAGATGCAGTTAGATATGCCACTTATGCATCATTAGATGACATTACAGATGTTGCCGAAAATGGTATTGAATATAAAACTGGTGAAGAAGTTTTAAAAGCTCTAGAAGATGTAATGACACAATTAGATAATGATGAAGTTCCAGAAGAAGGAAGATATTTAAGAATTTCTCCTACTTTATTATCTATGGCTGAATTTGTATCTAGAACAACTAATAATGACATTTTAAAGAAATTTGCTCAAATTAAAAAAGTTCCACAAAATAGATTCTTGACTAAAATTGAATTAAGAAGTGGTAAAGATGCAGATGGGGAAAGAATTGGTGGATATAAAAAAGTAGAAGATACTTTTGAATTAACTACTGATTCAACAATAACTGCTGGAAAAACTTATTATACAAAATCAGGAAATACTTATACAAAAGTAACAGAACCTAATGTTTCTAATATAAACACATATTATGAAATGACTAAAGTTGGTAGTAGAGATATTAACTTTATGGTTATTCATAAACCAGCAATGCTACAATACACAAAACATGCTAAAATGAAAATCTTTACTCCTGATTCTGATGATTCTGGAGATTTCTATAGAATGCTTTATAGAATTTATGGATTAAATGACGCTTACGAAAATAAAAGAGCAGGTATTGCTGTTTCTCATAAATAGAAAAGAGGTAAAATATGGGAAAAATTGTAGGAGATAAGAAAAAAACAATAATTTCCTTCACACAAGAAGAAGTAAAGGAAATTACATCTGATTTAAACGAAAAAGTTGCTGAATTAACTGTAGAAAATGTTAAATTAAACGAAGAAAAAGACAATCTTCAAGAAATTATTGATAATTTAAACAAAAAAATTGCTGAATTAACTGAAAAAGTTATTGAGGCACCTGAGAAAGCAGATAAAAAAGCAAAAAAAGAAGCTGAACAATCAGCAGAATAGGAGATGATAGGTATGCTAACTAAATTAGTAGATTATGAATATTATTCTAAGAATTATGGAGGTTCTAGCATACCTGAATCTTCATTTCAAAAAAGTGTGATTGAAGCAAGTAGTAAAATAAATCGATATACTTCAAATAGAATTAATGAAACAATTCTAGATGACAATATAAGAAATACTGCTTGTGAAATTGCAGAACTTATATATTCACAAAGCATTTTAAAAGAAAAAATAATCAGTGATGATAAATCTAAGGCTAGTGAAACAGTTGGACCTCATTCAGTTACTTATGTTAATAATAAAACTTTTCAAGAAAAAGAAATTTTGACTCCTGAAGAACTCGAATATAATTGCTACAAAATCTGTTATAGATATTTAGTTAATACTGGTTTGATGTATAGAGGTGTTTTCAATGTTTGAAGATACTGTTACTGTTTTTAATGTTATTAAAGAAAAAGATAAGGTTACTTATCATAGGCAATTTATTAATAATGTTTTTTATCATAAAGAGAAAATAATTTCTCAAGAAGGTAAGGGAGATAAATATACAAATGCCTATGATGTAATATTTTCTAACATAGCATTAGAAAAGTGGAAATCTAAACAAGATTTTGATAATTCTGATGATACCTATACTTTAAGAGAAAACGATATTATTGTTCTAAATGAATATAAAGAAATAAGTGATTTGAAAGAATTACAACAATCCTCAGTAGACTGGTTTATGATTAAAACAGTATCTGAAAACCTTTATGGAGATTTAGTACTTCATAATATCGAGGTAACTAATTGAAAATTAAAGCTAATCTTATTTTACCTGATACTGGTGAATTAATGAAATCAGTAGGACTAAATGAAGGTGGCAAAGTACAAAAATATATTGATGGTTTTATTTTTGATCATTCAGAACCATATTTACCTGGTTATCATTTATATCGTGATAGTAAAAATGCTAATAAGCCAGGCAATGGTGAAGTTATTTGGAATACACCTGATGCTAATTATCTTTATGAAGGCAAGCTGATGGTAGATCCAATAACATTAAAAGGAGCTTTTTTTAATCCAAATTATGGCTTTTGGAGTAGACCAAACACTCAAAAAATTATGGATCCACAAGGTAGAAATTTAACTTATCACGGTGGTGGACAAAGAGGTAGTCATTGGTTTGATAGAATGATTGATAATGAAATGTACAAGCTTCTAGAAAGAATTCAAAACATTGTTAACGGAGGTAAAAATGAGTAAACCAATCATAGAGTGCATTAAAGAATATATGAAAGATTGTCCATATTTGAGTGAATTATCTAAAATAAATGTAGATTACTTAAATATGGGAGATAACGACTTTGAGTATTGGTCGTTAGAGAAGGTGGAAGCACCAACAATTTTGAAAAAAAATGTATTGGGAACAAAAACGGAACGCCAATGCCAATTTATAATTGCTAGTCGTTCTTTTTTTAATCCATTAATAGATACTCAAAATATTGAAAATTTAGACTTATTTGAAAAAATCGAGGAATGGTTTTACAAAAATACTAAAAAGAAAGTATTACCTAAATTAAATGATGGAGAAACTGCTATTTCAATAGAGGCAACCACTCCAGGTTATTTATATGGAACAAATAAAGAAAATACAATCGCTAGATATCAAATGAGTTGCAAATTGCTATATGAAAAAAAGGAGGAAGATAGTATATGGCATTAAGTTTATTAAATGGAACAGGAAAATTTAATCGTGAAGATCATGTTACAATGTTCAATTCAAATATTACTTCATGTGATGAGAATGGAATCGTTTATGGAGAAAGTCCTGTTTGGGTACCATTTGGTGAAGATAATGATGAAATAACTCGTGAATTAAACAACGAAATTGATGCAAAAAAGAATGTATTAGGTAAAACTAATATTGATCATTCTGGTGGGGCACAAACTACGGAAATAGATCCTATTGCTATTCGTGGTAATGATACTTTATCAGCTATTCTTTATTTAATGTTTAAATATGGTCTAGTAGGCGATAAAGCTAAATTACAATGTATGGAAGTTACATTAGCAGATAAACAGTCAGATGGCTCATATGGAGCATTTACTGAAGATGCAATTGTTGACTTAAAATCTTGGGGTGGAGACACTACAAAATTAAATGGTCCAATTACTTTGAATTGGTGTGGAAATAAAACACATGGAACTTTCAGTACATCTACAAAAGCATTTACTGCTACAACAGAAGCTTAATTGAGGGTGCCTAAACGCACCCTCTTATTTTTTAATTTTATGAAAGGAAGTTGAACTATGGCTTTAATAGTAAAAAATAATTTTGTTAGAGAAGAAATCAAAGATGAAGAAGGAAATGCATTAGGAGAAATAAAATTTAATCCTAACGATTCAAGAATCATGAGTAAATTAACTAAAATCGTTAATGAATTAGGAGATAGCTTAAATAAATTAAAATCTATGGGTGATATGCCAAAAATTCCAACTGAAAATTTAGAAACAATAGAGGATTTTGAAAAAATATCTGAATCATTCAAAACAATAGAACAGGGTTTTGATATTGAAGAAAAAGCAGTTGACTGCGTTCTAAATAATTTATCAGAAGTTTTTGGAGAAGAAACCATAAATATTTTTACAGGTGGTACAAAAGATGTTTTAAGTGTAATGCCATTAATTGAATATATTTTGCCTTATGTAAAAGAAGCTCGTAAAACAAAAATGAATAAATATCTTAATAAAAAATCATCTAATGGTGTGATGGAATAATGAATATTTTAACTTCATCATTACCTACAAAAATAATGGTCAATGATAATATTTATGATATTAATTATGATTATCGTACTGTTATTAATATTTTACTTGCTTTTGAAGATTCTGAGTTAACTCAAGAAGAAAAAGTATTTATAATGATTGAAAATCTATATAAAACCGAAATTCCACAAGAAGATATAGAAGAAGCTATTTCTAAGGCAATTAAGTTTATAGATTGTGGAGAAGATTATTCTTCAAATAAAACTAAATCTAGAGTTTATTCATTTAATAAAGATGCAAATTATATCTTTACGGGTATTAATTCTACACATCACATTGATATTGATGAAAAACCGAATCTGCACTGGTGGAAATTTGTTAGTTTTTTTATGGATATGTCAAGTGAGTGTATGTTTGGTGAACTTGTATATTATCGTACAAGAAAAGCTGAAGGTAAATTAACAAAAGAAGAGAAACAACAATATGAAAAAATTAAGGATTTAGTAGATTTAGAGAAAGTTAATATTCAATCAGAAGCAAGAAAAGAATTTTTTGAAGAATTTCATAAAACTAAAAAATAGGAGGTGGTATACTGGCAATAAAAAAAGGTGCTGTAATTGTAGATACTAAATTAAATAATCAAAAGATAACTAAAGATTTCAAAGATTTAGAAAAAAGCACTGAAAAATTAATTGATAAATATAATAGGTCAGTTGATAGTATTAAAAGTCAAGAACTAGCTATTTCTAAAGTAAAAGCTAAGATGGATGAATTAGTAAGTGGAAATAAAGAACCAGCAAGTGTAAAATCATTAGAAAATGGACTTAAGAAAGTCGAAAAAGAAATTGATGATTTAGAAAAACAATATAATCAAACAATTGAGCAAATTTCACAAAAACAAGTTGATTTGGAATTTGCACAAGGATTAGGTAAAACTGATGAGGTTGCATCAATTAAGGTTGAACAAGGAAATTTAGATAGTAAAAGTTTAGAACTTGCTACACAATTAGAAAATGCTAAAGATAAAGCTCAACAATTAAAACAAGAACTTGAACAAACAAAATTAAATCCTGGCAATTCAGTAGAGGCTCAACAATTATCTCAACAACTTGAAGTGATGAATAGCGAACTAAGTCAAACTAAAGAAGAAGCTAATCAAACAAAAAATGAAATTGTTGAAGCATTTCAAAGAAAACACTTATTAAATTTTGGAGACGGATTTAACGATATAGGTAAAAAAATTGATAAATTCAAATCTAGAATGACTAAACTGATAGGAACTGCTATGATTTTTAATTTATTAAGAAACAGTCTTACTAATTTAAGAAATGGATTTATCAGTTTGCTTAAAACTGATGATAATTTTTCATCTAGTCTAAATCAAATAAAAGCAAACTTGATGACTGCGTTTGCTCCAATTTACAATGCCTGTTTGCCTGCAATTAATTCATTAATGAATGCACTATCAAAGGTCACAGGTACGTTAGCTATGTTTGTATCAGGACTTTTTGGTACAAGCTTAGAAGATGCCAAAAATCAGGCAAAAGGATTAACAAAAGCATTAGATAGTACGAAAAAAAGTGGAGAAAAAGCAAGTGGAGCTTTAACAAGTTTCGATCATCTAGAAGTTGTTTCTGATAATAGTTCTGGAAGTGCAAACGGTCCAAGTGTTGATTATAGTGGTGAAATAACATATAGTCAAAAATTATTAGATATTTTAAATCAAATTAAAAGCTTTGTTGTGGACAATAAAGAGGTTATTTTAGGACTATTAGCTGGTATTGCAGCTGGATTAGTTTTAATAAAATTAGGCTTAGATGGAATAATGGCACTTGGAATCGGTTTAATCATTGCTGGAATAGTTACTTTAGTTCAAGGAATAATTAATTTCATGAATGATCCTTCGTGGGAGAATTTCTCTACTATATTGACAGGACTTGCCCTTATACTTGCAGGAGTTGCTGTTGCGATGCTAGCAGTAGATGCAGCTAATCCAGTTGCATGGATAGTGCTTGCTATAGCAGTTATTACTGCGTTGGTCGCACTGATAATTAAATATTGGGATGAAATATGTGATATTTTAGGAAAAGCTGGTCAATGGTTTTATGATCATGTTATTAAACCAATAGCTGATTTTTTTGTTGGAATGTGGAATGGCTTAAAAAATGGTGCAATTGATGCATGGAACGGAATTAAATCTGTATTTAGCACTGTTGGTAAATTTTTCAAGGATACTTTTACTAATGCATGGAATGGTGTAAAAAAGGTATTTAGTACAGGTGGCAAAATTTTTGATGGTATAAAAGATGGAATTATTAATGGATTTAAAACAGTTGTTAATGCAATTATTAAAGGAATTAATAAAGTTGTAAGTATTCCATTCAATGGTATTAATACAGCTCTTACTAAAATTAGAGATATTTCTATTTTAGGTGTATCTCCATTTAAGAAGATAATAAAAACAATAAGTGTACCTCAAATTCCACAATTAGCTGAAGGTGATGTAATTCCACCTAGACATAAATTCTTAGCTATGCTAGGAGATCAAAAACATGGAACTAATATTGAGGCACCACTTGAAACAATTAAACAAGCAAATAGGGAAGTAATGCAAGAATTTATGGGTGCTCTTTCTGGACTTAATAATGATGAGAAAGAAATAGTATTTAGAAACTTAACAATAGTTGCACAATTTGGTAATAAGGACTTTGCTAAAATTGTCGTTGAAGCAGTTAGAATGGCTGAAAGAGAAATGGGAAAGCAATTATTTGTTAGTGCATAAAGGAGTGATTAGATATGGATAAAATTAAAATTATAAATATAGATGATAGCTCTGATTATTTTGAAATTCCATATGAATGGCTTAAGGAAGGAACACAAGGACCATATTTAAATGATTTAGAGGCAAGTGCCGAAAGAGGAAAATTAACTGGAACTCTTAGTCGTGTAAGATGTGCTGAGGTTCCAGCAGCAACTCTTGATATTATAAAATCATTAACTCAAAAAGAATTGTACCCACTTTTAAGATTATTAAGAAAAGTAGCAATTAATATTAGATATTTTGAAAAATATGAAAATAGATTTATTACTAGAAAATTTTATGCAAAAAAACCTAATCCAGCATGGAAAAAAATTCCAGAAGATAATAATACCGATAATATAGAATATGAAGCTTTTACAATAGAATTTTCAGGGTATGAGGATGTGAATGTTGAATGACATATAAAAACATAAACAATTCAGCTATACAGTCTTTTGAATATGAAACTACTATGATTAGTGATGGTAATGTTGTTGGTACATGTGAATTAGGAAAAGCAACTATTCAATTATTAAATAATAGTAATCAATATAGCGTATATAAGGATTCATGGATAAAAACAGTTCATGGATCCTTTTATATTTATAGTGTAGAACCTGTTCAGGAAAAAGTAAGTATTAAATTAAATTGCTATGATATTAAATATAAATTAGATACTCTATATGATAGTACAAAGCATAAATTTCCATGCACTTTAAAAGCTTATAGAAATTCTATTTTTGACAGCTGTGATGTTTCATACGATGATAGTGATTTTCCAAATAGTGACTTAATCTTAAATGAGGAACCTTATATTGAAAATGGTTCAAGTAATAGAACTGTTATTAAAATGATAGCACAAGCTGGTGCAAGTGCAGTTATTACAGATAAAAACGATAAATTTTATTTTGTATGGTTCACTGATAAAATTCATACCGTGAATGACTGGATAGAATTAACTACAGAAAAGCAAAAATCATCTCCAATTAATTTGGTTGTGTTAGGAAGAGGAGATACTGAAGATAATGTGTATTACCCAGAAGAAAAGCCAAGTAATCCTGTAGAGTTTAGAATTAACAATAATTATATTTTAGATCCACAAGATACTTCTAGTACAGAAGATTTAAGATATACTACTAGAATTCCTGTCTATAATCAAGTAAAGGGATTTTCTTATTTGATTTTTAGTATGAGAAGTCAGCAAATCAATAATAAATTATCTATAAGATTAGGTGAACAAATAAAGTTCGTTGATATTTGGGGAAATGAACTAATAGCTCCGATAATGACTAAAAAAATCAATTGGTTAGGTGGAAATTTAGAAAATGATGATAATTATGAAATAACTTTATCTGCAGATAAAATATCAGAATCATCTACTCAAATAAAATATGCATCTAATTTAAAAAATGATGTTATGAGAGTGGAAAGAAAAGCTGATAAAAATTCAGGTTTAATTCAGGATATAATCACTGAAAATAAAGAAAATTCAGATAAGCTAGCTAAATTAGAAATAGATATAGATAGCATTACTGGTGAAGTAGAACATAAATACAATTTTTTAGATGAAGCTGAGGGGAAAAATCAACTAGAGCTAGATAATAGTTTGGAATATCAACCTGTTTCTTTTAACATACAAGGAAATACAGAAAAAATTTTATATTTTTATCCTACTGATATATTATATCCAAGGAATGATTTATACCCATTAGGAATTACAGAAGGGAGTTGTGAATAGTGAAAATAACTTTATGCATTGACAAGCAAGAAAGAAAAAGCCCGTCAAGTGAATTAAAACAATACTCAATAGACATTGGTTGTCCTCTAAGATCAATTGATGATACCTATGATGAATTAAAAATTATAACTGATGACGAAAACAAACTTGTAGGTTCAATTATTAGAAGATGCTATATCGACAAATATGGTGTTCTTAAAAAATTATTGTCAGAAGAAACTCAAGAATTAGTATTGCCTGAGATTAAATTGTTTGAGGGTACTAATTATATTTATATTAAAGAATTTACTAATCTTAATATGAAAATAGAATATCTAACAAATGCCGAAATGAACAAGTATTTTGCTAGTAAAGTAGAAATGAAGACTACTGTTAAACAGACCTATGATGAAATAATGCTTTCTGTTTCTGAAAAAGCTGGTAAAGAAAATATAATATCATATATAAATCTAAGTAAGGAAAAAATTAAAATTGATGGAAAAAGATTAGAACTTGCTAATTTTATAATTACTGATAATAAGTTATACAGTGAGATTAGATTAAAATACGATTATACGAGTGAAGATATACAAAAAATACAAGATTATTATCTTGAAAAAATAACGCTAACTGATGAAGAGTTTGAAAAATATGACATAAATAAAGATGGTGTAGTAGATTTGTTTGATGCAGCAATGATTAATATACAGATGAAGTCAAATATTTCTAAAACAAATCCAGGTAGATTTGAAATTGATACACAGCCAGATAATCTAAATGTTATTAATATGTATGACGGAGCAAGAAACCTTAAATATTATCTTGGTTATTGGCAAACAGCACTTAGCAAAGTAACTGCAGAATCAATAACAACTGATTCGTTGAATACTAAAAGCTTACACGCTAATAATTTGGATTGTGGAAGTAGTGAGTGCAATTCTAATGATTATACAACTGTTAGTTTCAACAATTCATTTTCTATAGTTCCTAGCGTTGTTGCTACTCCAATCACATCTAGTGGTGATATTATTAGTTTAAAGATAATTGATGTAACTAAACAGAATTTTAAAATAAAAGTATCTGGAATATCAACAGTATCTTTCAACTGGATAGCTATCTCAAAATAATAGGAGGAATAAAATTATATGAAAAATAAAATAAAATTAAATATTCAAAGATTTAGTTATACACCATATGAACCAATAAATTTTGAAAATGGTACATTAAAAACACCTGGTTCTGTTAATTTAGCAACAGGAGAAATCACAATGCCTGTCTACGAAGGTAAGGCTCCAGTAAATGCCAAAAATTTAAATCATGTTGAAGCCGGTATTGCAAATTTAGAGACATCATCAATTTTTTATCAAGTAATTGGCGAAATAGATGAATCTACTGGTGAAATCACATATTATGAAACAACTCAAACAGTATCTTCTGATACTGAATAAAAAAATAAAAAACGAAAGGATGATAGTTGTGAAAAACTTAAAATTTAAGATGGGGGGGGGTTGCTATTTAAGCAACACCACACCCCAAATGGAAAGGAGGAAAATATTTAATTTTTCTTCTTTTCTTTTTCGAAAAAGTGGTGGTCGTTTATGAAAATTGCTAATTTTGTAGATAAATTAGGTAATATTCTTTTACCTGATTTTGTAAAACAAATCATTACTAATTCAAAAACGGAAGTGCCATCTAGTTTTGCAGTAGCAAATGCTATAAAAGATGAATATGCTATAGCTGTTTTGCCATCAAATATTTCGTTTTCAGGTGAGGCATGGCAACAAAATGAGTTATCACTTACAGAATTTAATAATACATCTAATCAAAAATTAATTTTTTCAAACGGAAAAATAAAAATAGGTAAAAATGTATCAAGGATTAAAGTTACTTCTAGTTTTAATTGTGCTAAAGCAAATGCCAAATCTGCAATATACGGTCGTATTATAAAAAATGGATCTGCTGTCACAAATCAAATGCTAGATGAGTCTTTATCCTTTGGTTCATTGACTACAACTACGATTTTTGATGTTAAAGAAAACGATGTAATTGGTCTTGCATGGATATTTACCGTAGCAAATTCAAAGGCAAACTTATTAGGCGCTAGTAGTTATTTTGAAACATATATGATGATAGAAATAATTAAATAGTAATTTTCATAATAGCTTAATAGCTAATTAAATGAAAAAATTAGTACAACTAAAAAATAAAGAAAATGAAAACTTAGATCCAATTAATATAAATTATGAAAAAAGGTTACAGAAACTAGAAAGTGTAATTTTATTTGCAGGAGAAAGCAAGAATAAAAAAATTATATTAAATGACAATGTAGAGAATTATAAATATATAGAAGTATTTTATTATCGTCAATATGAATCATCAGCAAAAACTTGTAATTCAACTAAAATAATAGCTGAAAGTGGAAGAGTAATTAAATTAGCACTTATTTGGATTGATGGAAATGTTAATATTCACGCTGCAAGATATCAGCTGCAAAATAATTCTCTAAATTATGTCAATGGTGGTTACACAATTTCGCCAACTGGAACAAGCACAATCACTAGTTCTTCTCAACCAAATTCTGAAATAACGGTTGAAAAAGTAATTGGATATAAGTAGAAAAATTAAATATCAGAAATGATATGAAAAAATTAGTAAAACTATTTGATAAAACTGGTAATGAATTAGTACCAGATAATATTAAAAACAGTAAATCCACAAGCAAAACTGATGCATATAGCTGTAATTATATAAATAATCTAAATATCAAAAATGAGACCATTGTAGGAATGCTTCAGCAAACCGTTAATTTTGAAAGTGCTTCTAAAAAATTTAATTTTAATGAAGATGCAAAAACTACTAATGCAAAGGAATATCTTTCTATTACAACAGATGGAATCAAAATAGGTAAAGGTGTTCATACGATAAAAGTCACCTACAATGTTAGACTGGACTGGAATGCTCCAATAGACAAAAGTTATTATTTTATTATTAACAAAAATACTGGCGAATATTGGGATAGCCATTCATGTATTAGAAAGACAAATCAAATTCAACAAGTAATCAGTTTTACTAAAATTATAAATGTTTCAGAAAATGATATTATCAGTTTGGTTTATAGTGGTGATGCTGGAAGTACAGAGATAAAAGCATCTCTTATAGTTGAAATTTTAGATTAAAGAAAGGAAATAAAGATGAAATTAATAGAAATATTAAATGATTATTGGGCTTTGATTTTAGTAGGTCTATTATCCTTAATAGAAGTTGTACCTATTAAGATATCACCAATAGATTTTATTGGCAAAAAACTAAATAAGTCAACGAATGAAAAGTTGGACAAGCTCGATAAAAAGATAGAAGATTATCATCAAGAAGATGCTAAAATTTTAATAAGTGATTTTGTTCAGGATATTAAAAATGGTGAAACAAAGTCTGAAACGCAATGGATTGCAATGTTGAACTTTGTAAATGAATATATTGCTAAAGGTTGGAATTCTAAAGTAAAACAAGATGCAATTTTTATAGAAAATGAGTATCGAAAATTATTTTTTTAGGAGGAATAAA